GGCGGAATCAGGGGCAGTGCCGACAATGCCAATGATTCCTGTATTGATAGTGCGGATGTGCCGCGTCGCGTTGGTTTTTTCGACGACGCGAACGCCGTGTAAATATGCTGGCATATTATATCTCCTTTATTACGGCGTTGCCGCCTTCGTCTTTTTCGATGCTGTTTTTGCAATGTTGCGGATTGATCTTATTCAATACCGCGCACATCCACCTGCACAGCAGACAGGTTTCCGTGCGTTTTCCGATTCGGCTGCTGATGGTCTCGTCCGGATCACCGCCAGCCAGTGTGTTAAAGAACTGATCGATGGCGATCAGGATATTGAAGAGATAACGCTTCATTTCAGGATCACCGCTGCACGACCTTTGGCCAGCAGCCCGGCAGCTTCCAGCGCCTTCACGCCTGCAATGGTTGCTGGATTATCCAGATGCACCTGCGTTGCGGCCTTGAGTTTTTCTACCCACACTTCCATAGCTACATTGGTTTTGGCCGCGCTAAAAATGGCAGCCAACTCCGCATCAGTGAACAGGCTCATGAACTCCAGCTTGGAAATGGGTGGCTTAGGTGGGGGAGGCAATGGCGTACCTTTCTTTGGTCTTAATTTTTGCTCTGCTGCCGTTAATGCCTTTGTTGTTATAGTAATATTATCAGCATTAAGATATGTGGTATATGGCGTAGCAGGCATAGGCGCATTTACTGCAATAAGCCCTGCCGGGATATTTACTAATTGCCCTTCGATTGTTCCGGCAATACGTCGTGTTTTCTTATCGAATAATATTCTCACCTAAGCCTCCTTATATCGCCGTATATACATCGAATTGCACATACCCGACACTGGCGCCAGTACCTACAACATTTACACCGCCCTTAGCCACCCCCCACGGTGCAGCAACTAAACCTGAATGCGCAGCTACATTAGCCATTATCTGAGTTCCAGTGCTGTTAGAATTGACGATATATGCGGTATCCCCATCGTCTGACACCTGGCGTGGAATGTAAAATGTATTTGTACCCGCGCCGTGAATGAATGTACCTGCGCCATTTCCCACATTTACTGATGTTTTTATAAAATTAGTTGCATCAGCAAGGGCGGCTTCAATACTTGTTTGCCTGCTTTGCAGTGCTGCTTCAAAAGTATTGGCCGTGAACACTTTTGCTACGGCATTCATTGCTATTGCGCTGGCTGCTACAGCGTTCATAGCTGTTACACTAGCAATCACAGCGTTCATTGCTGTCGTGCTGGCGGTTACCGCGTTCATTGCTGTCGTGCTGGCGGTTACCGCGTTCATTGCTGTCGTGCTGGCGGCTACCATCGTCATGCCTGTTGCCGAGCCGAACAGGATATTAAGCTGGTCTAAATCCGTAGTGGATGTGTTGGCCGCTGTGCCTGCGTCAATCGCTGATAATTTCGCCAGAAGGTCATCGATGGTTTGCGATGATCCACCCTGATTCAGTTTTGCCAGTATTGCTGCTTCGAGACTCATTATACCTCCACCGCCGTCATGCCTGTGAGCAGGCCGTTGGCATCGTATGTGTATGTTTCCGTGCGCGTGACCGTGCCATCTGCAATCACCACCGTGACGATGTTTCCGTTGGCATCGTAGGTGTAATTCGTGGTGCGCGTGACTACGCCAATCGTCTCGACCTGTTGGGTGACATTGCCGTTTGCATCGTAGGTGTAGGTGACGGCGGACGGTTTCGCCAGCTTCGCATCTACACCGGCATTGGTCGCCACATCGGGCAGCCCAGCCAGGATCGTCTGTGCATCGGCCACGGCCTGGTTGACTGCATCCACCGATGGTTGCAACACCGCATCGATGCGTTTTAGCCCCTGCGATGTGACCAGCGCAACGGCATCCAGCCATGAGATTTTCAGGGCTTCAATCGCGGCAATCCGATTGTCCACATCGCGGAAGATGGGATTAAACGTCCGCTCGGAGAGCGGCGTTAAGCCATCGCGAAAGCGATATTTATCAAACTGGCTTGGCATCGCTCACGCTCGTTTTGATGGTTTTCAGTATATCGCCGCGCACGGTATATTCGCGTCCGGGGAGGAGGGCAACCTTGCCGGTCGCCCCCTCGATTTCGGCGCGCTCTTTGAGCGTGATGCGGTAGTGCTTGTTGTCGCTGATATTTTTAATCATTTCAACCCCCCTTACAGAGCCACATCAACACGGCTGCCAATGGCAAACGGAATGGATGCCGCGCCGCGTGTGGTAATCGTTTTGATCTGATAGGTGGATATGGCTGCGGTGGTGAAATGATGGCGCAAGCGAATCGTACCATCAGCCTGTGGCAGTGTTTCCACCAATGTCGCAGCATTGCTTGTGCCGCCTGACTCAATCGAGGCTACGCAGGTATCTGTAGCAGCATCAAAGTTGTGATCTACAATCAAATCCACCTGCAAACTGGTGGTGGGTGCTGCCAGATTGCGCACTGCGCTCCAATGTTCGCCTGCCACGGTTGGGCGGCTGGCGGTGAGTAGATTAACGCCGGTCTGCAATGCCGGAGCCAGATCATTTGTGCCAAGGAATACCGCACGCATCGGCACGATTGCCGGTGAACCGGTCAGATGATTGATGCCGTCATCCAAACGGTACCAAATACCGCCAATCTGCACTTCATAATCGAGTTCAGTGCCATCGGGCACTACGCTCTGTACAGATAGATCAATATCTTCAATGCCGCCTGCCAGGCTGACGGATTGCAGTGCCACCTCCGTTCGCGGCGAGTCGAACTGCGCCGAATAGATGGTGAACATCAGGTCTTTGGTCAGGTCGCCGGTGAAATAATCGCCATCAGTGCCGTTGAACAATGTGCCAGCAGTCAGTTTGTTGCCGGAGACGATGGCCACACGGTGCGCACCCTGTGTTACCAATACGATTGCATATCGCTTGCCTGCTTCCAGCAATGCGGGTGGTACGGCGATGGCTGTTTCGGTCGGGTACTGCTTCAAGTCTGCAACCGGAATGGTTACATCCGTTACCACCTGATCCATATCAGGCTTGCCGCCCACCGTCTCACAAACCAGCAACTGTACATCCCCGGTCGCGCCGATAGCTGTAAACTGCAAGCCGATCTTGGTTAGCCACGCAGCATTGGATGCCAGAAACGTCTGGGCAACTAGCGCGCCATTGATTGTTGTGGTGGTGGTTTCGGGTACATATTTAAGCACACTGGATGAGTTGTAATATGCATTACGAACCAGACGCTTCCGGTAGCCCATCAATGGATGGTAGCCATAATAGAGCGTATGGTCTTTTGTCCCTACCTGATTTTTGCGAATGCTCCAATATTTAATATATTGCCATGAATATCCATAATGGACATTGCTTGTTGTGATTACGCGGCGGCGCATGGTAATGGCCTGCGTCTGATACTGGCTGATACTTAAATCACCGGCATAGCCGGAAACTGCCAGTGCCACGGCATCGGTGAACTTCGGCAGAATCATGCCGCCTGCTGTGCGCGTAACAGCCGGATCGGTCGGATTGAACGTATCAACAGGTGCTATTGTTTCGGCGGCATGCGGAAACAGGATACCATTGCCTCCAATAATAGCCGCATATCCCGCATGCGCAGTGTCGGATTTAGAAGCATCAGAAAAATCATCAGCATCAGATGATGCGAATGTTGTAGGCAAATTAAGCTGCTCTTTTATCCGTGCGATTTCTGCCTCGGCATCCACAAGTGACTGGGATTTAGCCATAGATTCGGCCTTCATGGCCAATGCACTCAAATCCGTGGCAATAGATGAGTCTGCATGGCGATATTGGTGATGCCAGTCGCATCCAACGTGACCAGTGCCACAGCAATCGTACCGGATTGAATCGTAGGAGGTTGTGGTGATGCGGATTCAACACCAGGCACGATGTTGATCACGGCCTGATTCAATCGCTGCATGGCTACGGCCTGCGGCTGGGTAGTTCCGGCAGCCAAATCAATCAGGAAATCACGCGGCTGGATGTCTGTATCGACAGACTGACCCCATGCCACCACGGCCACGATCTTTTGCGTGGTAAGCGGCAGCTCGGCGAACAGATCGAGCGTGGCTGCTTGATCCAGGGTGTAAATCTGGCCTGCGTTGTAGATCCGGCCAATGGCGATATCCAAAGCTGTGTTGCTCGATTGCGGTGTGACGGCAAGGCCGGTGTAGTGGATGGCCGAAGATACAGCATCCTTCATGGCATGCTTGATCGTATCAGAAACGAATGTCTGTAAATTGTTTGGATCGGCAGCCTGGAACTCTTGCTGATCGCGGAAGATGACCTGTTTTTCCATAATTAACTCCTTACGAATTGCCCGGCAACCAGGTTGCCGGAACTGAATGTGGATCGTGCAATAGCGATATGCAGGGGCGATGTATCGATCAGTACGCGATCAGACAGCCGCTGCGCAAATCTCAATGCATCGATCATGTTGTGGTATGGGATACGACTCCCCTTGTGCAGAAATCCGGAAACAAATCGGCCAACAGCGCGAATGCTCTGCTTGCCATTGATACGCACGGTCAGCTCGGCACGATGTGGTAGCATGCCCAATCGCACGCCTCCAAGATGCGTGGTCATGCCGTGCGGCTCCAGTGTTTTCGCCTTATCGAACAGATAGAGCCGCTTGTAGAGACGATCTCCGGCATGGGTATGCTGGAAAAACTGGCGCAGGAATGAACCGCCGGAAAACAGGCCAGCGCGTGTACCATTCTCCGCCACAGCATCATAATGCACATCCACCGGTTGCATCGATGGCGCGATGGTGGTTTTGTGCAGGGTTTCAATTCTATCAATATACGGCGTGGCAAGGCGCAGTGTGTAAAACCGCGCTTTGGCAGTAGATGTCACCAGCCAGTTGATAAATCCACCAGTAAAGGTGGCGTTGCCTTTTGTGCTATGTTCACGCACTTCCTGCGTGGTGATGGCATCGCGTTTTTCGGTTTGCGTGCTTCTATCGATTGTGGTGAGCGGCGTATCAATACCATCGGCATGGATAAATGCATTCACGCCAAGGCGTGCGGCGGCAGTGGATTGCACTGGGAACATGCTGCCAGTCGGAAAATCCTGCCAGTTCATCGCGCCTTGCTTCTTTCCCTGATTGCGGAATGAGAAAAACCGCAGTTGTGGCATACGATCCAGAAAGGCATTGCGCTCGACCTGCGTGGTGGATTTAGCACAGAAAGTTTTATTTGGAGGCGTAATGGTGTGGATCAGCTCCGCCCCTGCCCAGCGTGCCATATCTCGGAAACAGGAGATCGTGCCACGGCGGCGATGCAGATCGAGCGATGCCTTTACGATGCCTCGCTTGTTTTTATCACTGGCTGATTTATCCCAGAAAGGCACATCACGCGACCATGCCAACCACGGCAGCAGATTAGCTGCAATCGTTTGATCGTTGCGCAGCGTGTGGATCGGCACAGGCACACTGCCGATGCGGGCTGTGGCCTGCTCGATATTGCGCTCAATATCCGTGGCGTTGGGCGGCAGCATGGAGACAACGTCAGACATTGCGGCCTCCGTCAGTCAGCGTGGTGCTGGTAGCCAGTGCGACAGACAGGCCATCCACAACCACATCGGCTGCCGGTGTCTGCAAATCCACTCGCTGCACGCCAGGCACGGAAAGGGCTGCGATGATACCGGATCTTGTAGCATCATAGCCCATGCGCCGGATCGATGTGAGATAAGCATCCAGCTTTGAATGCGCATCAGCAATCACCACGGCACTATCGGGGCCTGGGTAAAATGTCAGCGTGGCAGTGATGACATACGAAACAACAGTAGCACCACGCACTACGATCATGTCCGTAAGTGGCTTGATGGAATCCTGCATCAGCCAGTTGCGCACATTCCCCACCAGCGGCGCACTATCGCCAGCCACCACAACGACAGATCCAGATGGCGGCACAACGGAGGGAAACGCCGCAGCTCCGGCCAATTGTTGATCTGGCGTGGCATCAGCGGACGGGATGAATTCAGGCGCAAATACAGTCACCGTCACAGCACCATCCGCCTGCGATATGGCGGAGACATCAACAATAGACGCATCAACGCCGCGCGCGTGCTCAATATACGCAGCAGCAGGACCAGTTGCCGCGAGGCGGTTGAATGATTGCTGAATGCGAGTACGAAATGCGCTATCCGTTTCGCCAGCCAGCCGTACTGTCTCACGATTTACGCCAAGCTGATCGAGATCTGACCCGGAGGCATAAGCCAACATATTGGCGTGACTGGCATCGTTGATGCGCTGACGCAGGTTCAGCTCACGATACGCCGCCACCTCAAGCACCTTGGATATCCAGACTTGCGGCCGTCAGCGTAGCATCACGCGCCAGCAGATCGGCTTTCATCTCTGCCAGAATCGTCTCGAAATCGAGCAGCTCAATCACCGCCGGAGCGGGGATCTGTGCGAAATCAATCTGTGCCAGGCTCATATCACAAT